ATGTGTAGCACAGAAGTTTTTGATAATAAACGTGTAGATGCGTCTATTTTTGAAAGTTTAAAGGCTATTGCAAGTATTGTTTCACCTATTTTCATTGTGAATCATATCAACAATTTGGATCTGCTGTATGTTGGGAATGAAGATTCCAAGGATGCGTGTATTTGGTTCAATCGGATTGATAGGCAGTTTTATTATTCTGTAATGAGGTGATGTCTGATGGAAGAGACAGTGGTAGAAGTTGCCGAGAGTGCTTGGACGGTTGTTGATGTTCAGACATTGCTGTTCTTATCAAAAATTTCAGTGATGTGTCTTTTTGCACTTATTGCCATTATGGCAATCTTGGTTTTTGCCATTGGCTACAATAGCAAAAATCATTAAAGGGGTGTGAAAAATGGATGCTTCAATGGCTAGAGAGTTGCTCAGTAATCTTATCAGTGTTGGTGGTCTGTTGGGTTTCAAGGTTGGCGGGTTTGCATTTGTTGTCGGTTACGGTTTCGCTGTATTATTGGGATTATTTAACTACATAACGAAATAAGGGGGTTTTAAAATGGGAAAATTTAAAGAAGCTATGGGAAAAGTAAAGGGTCGTGCAGATCTGTTGGGTTCTGCATCTATGTTAGCACTGCCAAGTGTAGCATTCGCCGCAGAGGGTGATATGGATGTTTCTGCTATCATGGGTACTGCTATGGGGACTGTGTCCTCTGATTTTGGTAAGGCATTATTGGTTATCATTCCTATTGCAATGACGATTTATGCGGGTCCGAAAGTTATCAAACTGGTTATGAGGGTCTTTAACTCTCTTACTAGCAAGGGTTGATTGAATAGCTATTGAATATGTACTGTAACCGACACTTTTACATATATAGGCGGGGCGGGGAAAACCGTCTTTCCCTTTTTTTTGTTCCTGTCAACGGTAAGCTACTGCATTAAGGAGTTGACAGGGTACGAGATTGCAATATACTTTTGTTGCTCTTGGAAAGGAGGGTTTTAACCTTTCCAAGGGTTGTCTAGCTGGTTTTGCAAAGGGGGTTTTGGTTTTGCGAAAAAGAATATTTGCCGTTGTAATGGCGGTTGTAGTTGCTGTTGGGTGCGTGGGGTATCGTCCCCAAAAGGCTTATGCTGGTGAAATGTTGGCGGTTGGTGCTTCTGAGGTTTTGTATGCATTGTTTTTGTCTATGGGAGTTATTGTATCTGCTAATGCTAGTCATGAGGAAAAAATGGAAGCTACTCAGGAAATTTATGACGCATTGCCACCAAAGGGAAAGGCGGCTGTTCTTGGCATAATGGGTGCTTCTGAAGTTGCTGACGGTTTGTATAGTTGGTCATCTGGTTTTAATCGCTCTGACTTGGTTGCATTGTGGGAATCCGCAGTTGGCGTTTATGAAAATGATTATCATGATTTTAGTGTTGGCTTTGGAGATTATTCTCCATGGCCAACGCTGAAATTAGATGGTAGTACTAATGTTTTAATGGGTTCTGTTGGTACTATTGCTGATAGTCCCCATGTGATTGTTAGTAGTAATACTAGTTCCCATGTTTGGTGGATGTCTAATAATGTATGCTATAGTTTTGATTTGTCTAGTACTGGTGTGGTGAGTGGTTTTAGAACGGAATCTTTTAAGTCATCATATGCTGTCAATTACGATTTAAAGCAAAACGGAAAATGGACGTTGGGTGACTTTTATTGGTATTGGTATGTCAATGGTAAAGGGCAATTTCTGAGTGGAAATGGTAAAAGTAGCACAGGAAGTTATTATGGTGTAGCTTGGGGGTCTGATTTAGGTAATTATATTTATGGGTCTATTGACCCGTATGCATTTGTTGCTGTGAATACCGTTATCAATGGCTATTTATTGGATACGTCTAGTTTGGTTGATTGTGATACTTGGGCAGATTCTATGGGGCGTGTAGGGGAAGCTAATAAAGAAGTCGGTATTTATACAGGCAAAGATTTGTCTGGTTATAATACTTTGGAAGATGCTTATAACGGTCTGATAACAGGTGTTGAGAATCCTGCTTTAAATCCAGAAATCCCTGTTACTCCAGATTTAACTGGTATTGCTGGTGTTTTGTCAAAGATTTTAAGTATGCTTAAGGCCATACCTCGAACTGTTGTGGGTGAAGGTTCTTTGGATTTCTCTGCATTTAACGATATAAAGCTGTCAGGGCTTTTTCCTTTCTGTATTCCTTTTGATTTGATTAATAGTTTCAAAGTGTTTAATGTGCCACCGAAGGAACCAGTATGGACGGTGGAATTCTCTAAAACTCCTATGGTAGGTATGCCTGATATGGTGATTGATATGAGGGAATATAACTGGTTGTTTTCCATTGGTAGGTTCTTTATTTACATTTCGTTTGTAATCGGTCTGATTATGATTACGAGAAACATTATAAAGGGGTGATTTTATGATAATGGCTTTATTGCAGTCTATACTGAATGGTTTGGCAGCTCTATTGAAGGTGATTGTACTTGTATTGCCTACAAGTCCTTTTGCTGGCTTATATAGTATCTCAATAGACAGCACTTGGTTAGGGTATGCTTGTTACTTCCTGCCAATTACGCAGATTCTGGCGTTATTGCAAGCTTGGGGTCTGGCGATACTGATTTACTATGCTTATATGATTCCTATGCGTTGGATTAAGGCTCTAAATTAGAAGTGGGGTGTATTTGTGATTACTTTTTATAGTGGTACTCCCGGTAGTGGAAAATCGTTGCACGTTGCCCGGGTAATAACCAACCGGCTTAGGATTGCAAAGAAACCTGTCATATGTTCATTTAAAGTCAATCTTGAATATCTCTCAGACGGTGGGAAAAAGAAACTAGGTAACTTCTTGTTTTGTCCTTTAGAACCTATTGAAGATACTGAAAGTGATGGTCTTATGTGTGTGGACTTTTTGAAGGATTATGCTATCAAAAACCATGTTAGAGGGAAAGAAGGGCAGACACTTGTTGTTATTGATGAAGCACAGCGTATTTACAATCCTAGGGACTTATCAAAGGGCGATAGGCTGAAATGGATAGACTTCTATTGTCAGCATAGGCATTTGGGATTCGACTTTATAATTATATCCCAGTTCGATAGGCTGATAGATAGGCAGATTCGTTGTCTGTTTGAGATTGAAATAAAACATAGGAAGGCAAACAATTATAGTTTTTTCCGTCTTTCTCCTATTCCTGTTTTCGTGGCAATTTCGGTGTGGTATGGTCTCAACCTGAAAATTGATTCAGAATTCTTCTTTTTCAGAAAGAAGTTTCAAAACATTTACGATAGTTATGATTTGTGGAATAGATTGGGCACGCCTCTCCCCGAGAATGGGGGTCAGGGGGTCCCCATGTCAGGGGAAGGCTCGCCCCAAGATGTGACCGCTCTATCTAACTAGCGGTCAAGTTTAATCTTTTGATTAAAAAGTGAGGTGATGCAATGAATTTTTCGGTTGATATGGTTCGGTTAGTTGTGCCTGTGCGGAGGGGTGATTTCGTTACTTTTTGTAACCAATATTTGTCTATTCATCCTGCGGTTAAGGAATATCACAGCTTTCGACCTAAAGATTATCGTTATAACTATTCGGTTGAAGATGATTTTTTGTATATAAAAGATTATGGAATCATGACGGATTTCGGGGAAGTAACGTGTAATAAGTTTTACTTTGCATATCAGCATAATATGGAAGAAATGAGTGCTTCGGAGCTGAAAAAGTATAATCTTGTTTTGGAGTATAACCCGAATAAGTGCGATATTACGAGAGGGCTTCTAAATAAGCTCTTACATATGTTCTTTTATGACGAACAGAAGGTGCGTTTCGTATCGTGTGATATATGTTGTGATTTTGAGAATTTAACCATGGATAATGTAGTTGTTGATATGAAGTATAAGCAGACATTTGTTGATTATCGGATGAACGGCGGTCGAACGTTTTATGTAGGTAAACGTGGTAGCAATGGACAGGTGAAAATTTATGATAAAGCTGCAGAACAAAAAATGAAAGATAAAGTATTGACACGATGGGAAGTACATTTGACATTTGATGATTTGTATATGAACATGATTCTAGGGCGTGCGGTTGTAGTAAAAGAATGTTTGCCGACGGTGTATTTTGGTGGTGGTCAAGAAATGTTAATTGAGGATGTAAAGCTAAGATGCTGTGTAATGGCGATTAAGAATGGGACTGCTAATATAAAAGAGTTTGCGCAGAAATATAGGGAAAAAATAAAGCCGTACTTGGAGTGTACGGCTCAAGAAGTTATTGATAATACTAGTTGTAAAGAACTACGTGAGACTATTATAACATACTGTTACGGACTGTGTAAAGAGTTGAATATACTGCATTAAGGGGGATTTTGCATGTTTTTTGAGAATTTTATTAAAAGGTATTCTGATGAAAAACAGTTGCGAATGATTATTGATTATTGTCGTAGTCGTAGAGAATTTTTGAAAACTCGCCGAAGAAA